CAGAGAGAGCTGCTGAAGACAGATTTAGAATGGCTCAATTCTACTATTTCAACACATCAAGAGATGCTGAATTGTTTGCAAAAGTTCAAGAAGAGTATGACACAGCACAATTTGAAAGAGAGATTGCAAAATTAAATCTTGAAACTGCCTATGAAAATGAAAGAAAAAAGAACGCAGAAAGTCAAGAAAACAGGCAAGAAAGAGAGAAAGAAAATCAGGAAGAGTTAAACAGATTACGCAGGCAAGAAATTGCTATTGCCATAGAAGCTTATAAAGTCAGAAATCAGTTAGCATTGGTAGGTAAAGCAATCGGTGATGATGAGTCAGAATTGTTAAACACTCTTGAGAAAAGATTGAGTAATTTACAAGCTCTAATTCAAGGAGAAGATAGATACTTAAGCGTTACTGAAAAAGTAAATAAAGCCCTATCAGAAAACTCCCAACAAGAAGATAGCTATGCTGTTGTTTTTGAGAATCTGCGTTATAGAGTAGAAGATTACTTTGAGGCATTTTCAAAAGGAGAAATTACCATCAAAGATGTTTCAAAAAATTTAAGGGATTATACAATACAAATTTTTGAAGATAGCAAGGGTGCATTAGACCCAAGACAACTTGACGACTTTTTCTTTTACACGGAAGAGTATGTAAAGTTTTTTGAGCAATCACAAAAACTTCTAGCAAAATCTTCACAACAAACTAAGGATATTATTTTAGGTGAATTTGAACAAGCAACCATTGACTTGGCATTACTAAAAGGTGAAATAACTTTTGACCCATTTTCAGAGGGGGGATATATGGGGGACCCCAACAGAATGCGAACTCAAGAAGAGTTGCTTCAGGATTTAATAACTTCGGAACAACGATATGCTCAAGTCATCAAGTCTTTAGAGACACAATATCGAGGAGCATTGAGGGCACAGGAAAACTTCGCCGATGCTACGGATGCAGAATTAAAACCAGCAGTTGATGAACAAATCGGTTTATTTGTTAAACTAACTGCTCAGATTCTTAAATACGAAAACGATGTTTCACTGACTGCGTTGTCAATTCAAAAATTAAATGAACAAATTGCAAAGACAGCTCCTGCAGCAAGAGAAGGTTTAATACTTTCAAACTTAGACTCCCTCTTAAAAGAGTTTGATGTCAAAGTTGGTGGTGGAAAAGAAAAACTTCTTGCTTTAGAAAAAGAGATTTCTACCAAAAGATTCGATTTTGAAAGAAAATATGCTGAAGATGTTATTGCACTTCAGTTGCAACTATCTAACGAAATAGATGGCTTTAGGGAACTCTCTTATGAGGCAAAATTAGAAATCCTCAAAGCATTTTTAGAAAAAGAGATTACGGCAACAGAAGATGCTGAACAAAAGAAACAAGAAGCTCAGCAGAAGACCATAGATAAAATCCTTGAGCAAATTCAACTATTTCAAACAGGTCTTCAAGCAATTCAACAGGCAGTATCTGACTACTACAATTTTCAGTTTGACCAGTTAGAAAAACGAAATAAACGAATTCAAGATACAATCGTTGGGGATTCCGAAAGAGCAAATGACCTGCGTTTAGAAGCTGACAAAGCATATACAGCAGAGAGAGAAAAATTAGAAAAGCAACAGGCAAAAATTTCTTTGAGATTGACTAAAGCGCAAACCATTGCAAATGTAGCCCAAGCAGTAGCACAGAGTTTAGGTAATCCAATTTTAGCTGGTATTATTGGTGCTGCAGGGGTAGCACAAATAGCAATTATCTCACAACAAATTGCTGCTGTGGATTCTTACAAAAGAGGTGGTAGACTTTCTATGGCTGAAGGAGGAAGAGTAGTTGGGCCTCCACATGAGCAAGGTGGTGTCAAATACCAAGGTGGGGGTGTTGAACTTGAAGGTAACGAGGTGGTAATCAATAGGTTATCTTCCCTGCGTTACGCTGACATCTTGTCAAGCATAAATGTTGCTGGCGGTGGAAAACCGATTGTGATGTCAAACTTTGACGATTCTCGCATTGTTGAAGCAATCGCAAAACAAAGACAAATGCCACTTCGTGCCTATGTTGTGGAAAGCGATATTACCAATGCACAAACTATCAACAAACGACTTGAACTTTTAAGTCAGATTTAAGAAACTATTTATCAAAGATGTTAAGAATTATTGAACTGGAAATTGACCCTGAATTAAGTGGAGACACAGGGGTGTTTGAGGTTGCTTGGGTAGAGGAGCCAGCAATTGAGCAAGACTTTGTGTATTTTAACAAAATGAATTTCTACAGGGTTACCCAAGAGATTTCAGCAAATGCATGTAAAGCAATCAAGGAAAACGAAAAAAGAGGAAATCCAGCAGGAACTCAGGTGGGCAAGGTTAGAGCACAGCAGCTCTGCAAAAATGAAGATTTGTCCCTTGAAACCGTAAAAAGAATGTTCTCTTATCTCTCAAGAGCTAAGACCTACAATACGGGTAATTGGGATGACAATGGAACCATCTCCTACAATTTGTGGGGGGGTGAGCCAGCTCTAACTTGGTCAGAGGGAATTATCAAACGCGAAGAAGATTTCCAAGATGATGGTCTCCAAAGTGCTTGTTGGGAAGGATACGAGCCAATTGGAATGAAAGAAAAGGATGGTCGTATGGTTCCCAACTGCGTAAAGATTGAAAACAAAAGAGAAGAGTTCGTTTACCCCAACGCTGGTGAAAATGAAAAAGACTTCATAAGTCGTTGTATGGGTAACGACCAAATGCTTCTTGAGTTTCCTGATAAGGCACAACGAGCTGCGGTGTGTTATTCTTACTATGAAAAAAAGAACGAATTCTCGTTTGAGAAGGTCTCATTTGATTGGGATGGTGTCCTTACTACCGAAAGGGGTAGAAACCTCTTTAGAGAGGAGATAAACAGGGGAAACGAGGTATTCATTGTATCTTCTTTAAACACTGCTCCAAAGGAGATGCAGGATTTCATCAGAAAATACACTCTTAACCCAACAAGAGTTTTCACCGTTGGGTCAGATAGAAACAAGATAGAACGAATTAAATCCCTTGGTATAGAAAGACACTATGATGACAACTTCCAAATCCGTAGAGAACTCGGTAATGTAGCAGCAATGTTTGACTATGATGTCTCAGGGTTGCCCCCTTATGAAAGCACCTCAGGTTCCACCATGGAGGTAAAACCATTCCTTGCCTCTGATTGCAATTGTAATGACTACCCCATGATGATGTCTGGGCAGCAGATTGATGTCTTTGGTTACAACACCAAGAACTTTGACATCTGCCCTATTGCACAGGATTTGTTTACTCACATCACCTCAATGCAAATGGATGAAGACACCAAAGGTATGGTCAGAAGTGCAGCACAGATTGCAGACAATGTATTTGAGATTGAGCGTGAGGTATTGATTAGAGGTTATTCAAAAGAAGAAGAATTAAAGATGGCAATAATTCTTTCAGATGATTTTAAAGACCTTATGAAAGAAATTGATGCCTTAGTTGGAACAAGCCACGATGTGTCATTTATGGATAATCATATTGGGCTAATCACAAGTGCTTTAGATAACCCCAAATATTGGGATGAAGATGAACAAGAACTATTTGCTGCAGTGAATTTCTTAAAAGAAAACCTTGAGCAAAAACCAATGAACTTCAATCAGTTTTTTACTGGATTAAACAGAGGGGATATTCTTGGTAAAACGGTCTTTAGAAACAATACAAAGTTCTATGAATATGCTGTCAAAGTATCCGGTAAAGAACCAACAAGAGAATGGTGTGAGCCAAGAGAAGGTCAATTCTTTAGAAGAGCATCAATAGATATGTTAAGTGATGGCAACAAAGAGTTTGGCCCAAATGGAAATAGCCCATATTCAAAGTGGTTGTATAAAGGTGGACCTCAGTGCGTGCACGCGTGGAAGCAATACACCTACATGTTTGAAGTGGGGGATGATGGAAGAAGAATCAACGAAAGATTGCAGGAGAATGGATTTGTGGATGGAATGGCGGGTCTTGCATGTAACGAAACCCCAGGTGCTTGTTATCTTCCTGGCACAGCACGATACACAGCAAACCTCTCAAAGGTTGTTTCACAGACCTACATGGATGAAAAGCAATTCGGAAAATGTTTTGGTGAGTTCTGCAACATAAACTTGGAAAAGGCATCAGACCAAATGTTCTCTGCCAGCGAAGAGAAGAGAATGATTTATTCCCCCCTTATGATTCCCAACTTGCTTATTGGGAGAATTGCAGAAGATGGAGAAAAATACTTCGTGAAGTTTACCCCTGAGGCAATAGAGAGCATACAAAGAAAGTTCATGATTCAACAAAGATTGCGTGAAACAAATCTTGAACACAGCGATAAAAAATTCAATGATGTTGTTATGGTTGAAAGCTGGATTGTCAATGGCAATTCTGACAAATCATACACATTAGGGTTTACCCCTGAACAAGTTCCAACAGGGAGCTGGATGGTAGGATATAAAGTTTTAGACACTACTGAAGGCGACATAATTTGGAACGAATATATCAAACCTGGTAAAGTAAAAGGAATCTCTGCAGAGGGCAATTTTTTATTAAATTTTTCAAAGCAAGCAGAGGAGGAATACTTATTAGCAGAGATAATAAAAATCTTAAATAAAATAACTGAATAATATGACAGCAAACCAAGCAATTTCAAAGATTGCCGATATGTTAGGTATGAAGTTCAAATCGGAGAAATTTTTCCAAACCAAATTGGTTGATGGTTCTACTACCATCACTAACAACCAAGAGGGCCCCTTCAATGTTGGAGAGGAACTTTTAATTGTTGGTGAAGATGGTATTATGACACCTGCCCCATCTGGCACTCACGAAACCCGAGAGGGTCTTCGTCTAGTTGTCGGTGAGGACTCAGTCATTGCGACAATTGAAAAAATTGATGAAGAAGCAGAAGCAGTTCGTGAGGCTTCAAACGACATTATGGTGGACACAGAAGTCATGTCAAAGGCAACTTTGACTGATGGAACCCCCATTATGACAGATGAAGACGAACCATTTGCTCCTGGTCAATATGCTTATGTAACCACCAAAGAAGGTGAGAAAGTAGGCGCTCCTGAAGGCGAACATACCACTGACTCTGGCATCGTATTAACTATAGATTCTGAGCACCGAATCACGGGGGTTAAATACCCTGATGAAGCTGGTGAAGGCTCAATGGAAAATATGAAAAAAGAAATGAAGAAAATGAAAGAAGCGATGTCAGAAATGCTCGCGGTTTTCTCAACCTTCAACAAGGATTTAGACTCCTATAAAAAAGACTACGAAGAATTCAAAAAACAACCACAATTCAAAACGCCAGTTGTGGAGAAAAAAGGTTTCTCAAAACCTGCAATGTCAATACTTGACGCTAAGTTGGATTTCTTGAAAAATAACGGCGTTATTTAATAAAAACAAAAACTTAAAAAATGAAAAATCTACCTTCAAAAGTTGTTAAGGGCGAATCAAAATCTTTCGCTTTTAACTATGATTTAAGTTCACTTGACCAAAACTGGGAGCAGTATGCCTCTGAGATGCTTATTAAGAGCTTCCTTGGACTTACTACTACCAAGTATGCCTCTGTGCGTGCTGACCTCAAGGGAACTACAGAACTGATTGGTTTTACAGAATCAAATGTTATTTTGACTGATGCTGCGTGCGGATGGAACCCTACGGGGAACACCGTACAATCAACGGTTGAAGTAAAACTTTGCAATAAGCAGGCACAATTACAATTTTGCCCGTACGACCTGTACAATACGTACCTAAGTCAGTACCTAAGCAATGATAATTTCCAAGAAGCAATTCCTTTCGCAGAGGCTGTGGTTACTGACGTAGCTAACAGAACCGCTAACCAAATTGAATACCAACTTTGGCTTAACAAAACTGCTACTGGAGCAACACAATACAACTCACAATGCTTTGACGGCTTTGGTGCTTTAATTACAACTGGCAACGGCGCAACAGCAGTCGCGTATACGGCTGCCACGGCTTCAAATGGTTTGACCGTATTTAGCTCATATTACGCAGCAATTCCTGAGAATGTTCTTCATAGAGATGATTTAGTTATTTTCTGTGGATATGCTGACTACCGTGGTCTAGTACAGTCAATGAGAAACCAGTCGTAC